AGACACGCCGCGTGTATCGAACGAGTACATCGAAGAGTGTAGGCTACGTTACGGTGAAGAATCCAACACCTACCGGGTGCGTGTACTGGGTAAGTTCCCACGTGGCGACGATGACACGGTGATCCCGCAGGAATTGATTTCGGCTGCGATATCTCGCGATGTCGAACCCACGAAATTCGGACCCACCGTGTGGGGCGTCGATGTAGCACGGTTCGGTGCGGATTCGTCAGCACTTTGTAAGCGAAAAGGGAACGCGATCACGGAACCCGTTAGACTGTGGCGTAACCTCGATACCATGCAACTTACGGGCGCGATCAAAGCCGAATACGATTCCACACCGGATAAGCCGACCGAGATATTCGTGGACGCTATCGGGTTAGGTGCGGGTGTAGTGGATAGACTCAGGGAGCTAGAGTTGCCAGCCTACGCGATCAACGTCAGCGAAAGTCCCGCGCTCGGTCAGCACTATCTGAACCTGAGAGCCGAGTTGTGGTACAAAGCGAAAGGATGGCTGGAAGGTAGAGATGTAAGATTGCCTGGTGATGATCGCCTGAAAACTGAACTGGCTACTGTCAGGTATAATTATACATCGAGTGGGCGCGTTAAGATCGAATCGAAAGCCGACTTGAAAAAACGAGGAGTCGCCAGCCCGGATTCCGCTGACGCATTCGTGTTGACGTTCGCGTCCGACGCAGGAACAGCTATCGGTGGCAGATCGAGTAGGCGCATTGGCAAGATCAAACGCTCGCTGGTTGGAATAGTCTAGGGGGTTGGTCGCTGGTAGACCTTGTCTTCTACGGCACAACTTAAATAACCACATACTCATTCTTGCTCCAGGATGTGCTGGACAAGGGGTGCCCCTAGATTTTTTTTCTCGTCGTGGATACCTTCGTGTCAGCTAGGTATGCGGTGGTATGGTATAGAACTTCATCCGTTTTTACCGTACATGGGTCACAGCTCATGGCATTGCTTCCCCGCGTTACCTGTCTAGGGTTAGGCCCCGTCCAATCAGCGAGTTTGTAGCCTTATCGCTAGGGCGGGGCTTTTTCTATGAGACATATCGTAATATCTTCGGTTGGACACCCTTGCGACGAGTAGCGACGATTGGCTTATATCGACCAAGCTGAAACCGAAGCCGGAATCGGGATGACCGAGGAGGAACTGCAAACCACGGTTCGTGCCTATATCACCGATGCGATTTCATACATCGATGACGATATCAGTCCCATTCGTGCAGAATCGACCAGATTCTATAAGGGCGACCCGTTCGGTAACGAGGTAGACGGTAGAAGCCAGGTCGTGAGTCGCGATGTGCGTGACTCCGTGCAAGCGGTTCTTCCTTCGATGATGCGCGTGTTCTTCGGTTCACAGAAAGCCGTGGAGTTCGTACCGAGAAACGCCGAAGATGTCGCGATGGCCGAACAGGCCACCGATTATCTGAATTACATCATCCAGCAGGACAACGAAGCCGTAGCTATTTTCTACAGCGTGTTCAAGGACGCGCTGATGAATAAAGGCGGTTTCGTCAAATGGTGGTGGGACGATTCCATCGAAGTGCATACACACACGTTTGAGAATCTGGATGAAGGTGCGCTTGGTCTGATCTTGCAGGAGGAAGGCGTAGAAGCGGTATCGGTCGAGGCACGACCTGCTCCGGGCGTCAGCGAGCAACAAGCTCAAATGATGCAAGCACAGGGTATGCCCGTACCGCAGGTCTACGATGCCGAAATCAAACGCCAGCGTAAACGCAATAAAGTCAGAATAGAAACGATGCCACCCGAAGAGTTTCTGGTGGACGCAGCAGCTACGAGTCTCGATGACGCGATGGTCGTAGGACACAGGACGATGGCTACCGTGTCATCGCTTGTCGCTTTGGGTTATGACCGTGATATGCTGGAAGAGCATCTGTCGGATGAAGTGGCATTCACGGATACCGACGAGTATTGGGCACGATACAAGGACCGCGCTTCCATGAGTCCGCTGTCTGCTTACGAACGCAGACGAGTGCTTTACGTCGAAGCGTGGTGCTACATCGATTACGACGGCGACGGCATAGCCGAACTCAGGCGTGTCTGCACCGTTGGTGACAGCTATACAATCGTGAACAACGAGTCAGCAGACGAGATACCGTTCGCTATGTTCGCCTGCGACCCGGAGCCTCATGTGTTCTTCGGCTCGGATCTGGCCGATCTGACGAAAGACATACAGAAGATCAAGTCAGCCGTATTGCGTGGTATGCTCGACAGCTTGAGTTTCTCACTCTATCCGAGGACGGGCGTAGTCGAGGGCATGGTCAATATCGACGATGTGATGAATCCCGAAGTCGGATCTATCATCAGGATGCGCCAACCTGGCATGGTGCAGCAGTTGGATGTGCCGTTCCTGGGTAAGGAAGCATTTCCGATGATCGCGTATCTGGATGATATGAAAGAAGCTCGTACCGGCCAGACCGCCGCATCACAAGGACTTGATCCCGATGTGCTGCAGTCCACGACCAGGGCCGCTGTCACGGCTACCATCCGTGGTGCCGAACAGCACTTGGAAATGATGGCGCGGTTATTTGCCGAAAACGGATTCAAACGTCTGTTCAAGGGATTGCTCAGACTCGTTATCACGCATCAGGATAAAGAGCGCGTTGTTCGTTTGCGTAATGAATGGGTGCCAGTAGATCCACGGGTTTGGGATTCGTCCATGGACTGTTCCGTGAACGTCGGACTCGGATCTGGTATGACCGATGAAAGACTCGCCGTGCTGAATCAGATCGTGGTCAGACAAACCGAAGCGATGGAAAAACTTGGACCGGATAATCCTCTAGTCGGGCTTGGTAACATCAGAAACACGTTAGCCAAGATGTTGGAGATCAGTGGGTTCAAGGATACGAACCAGTTCTTCAAGCCTATTCCGGTTGATTGGCAACCGCCGCCACCCGAGCCACCGCCACCGACTCCAGAAGAGTTGCTCGCGCAGGCTCAGATGGCAGATATAGAGGCTCGCACTTCTATCGATCAACAGAAATTGGCACTGGATAGTCAGAAACTGGAACTTGCCGCTCTGAAGCAACAGCAGCTTGATGATCGCGAAACAGCCAGGATTTCCGGTGACCTTATATTGAGGGAGTTCGATCTCGAGGAGACATTCCAATCGAAGGTGGACCTTGAAATTCTGAAGAAAAGCTTAGAAGATGAATGACCTGACTCGCGAACAGAAAGGACGGCGAGCGAGAGAGATACTACAAGATCCGGTATTCGTGGAAGTTATCGATACCGCGAAATCCAATGTGATCGCATTATGGCAGCTTACTGACTTGAACGAAGTGAGTACGAGAGAGAATCTTTATATGCAAGGTCGTGGTCTTGATGAAGTCGTGCGTGGATTGCGTACACTGGTAAGTGATTGGACTGTGGATCAGTCTCGTATGAAACCAAGTAAGAAACGGAGAACATAGTGGCCGAATCAGTAGCCACCACGGATGGTCGTAGGCGTACTCATGATGAAATCGAGAACGCTTTTACGGAAATGCTCGTCGGACCCGAAGAGCAACCTGAACGGGATTCTTCTGAGGAAGAGCAACTCCTTACGGATTCTTCGGATGAAGGGCAGGAATTAGATGCCGAGTTGGCCGATGACTCGGTGGTGGATGAGCAATACGTTGACGAACCAGAGGATGAACAACTCGAAAGCGATGTCCAGCTTTATCGTGTGACGGTAGGCGATGAAGAATTGGAAGTTCCGCTGGATGAACTCATTTCTGGATACCATCGTTATTCTACATTCACGAAAAAGAGCAAGGCATTAGCCGAAGAACGCGATGCGTTCGGAGGTCAACAACAGGCTCTTAGGCAGGAGCGCGAAACGTATGCAACCGTGCTTCAGCAACTCAGGCAACAGATGGAAGCTGCCGCCAAGCCGAACCTTGATTGGGACGCGCTAGAGCGTGACAACCCGGTTCAATGGCTCAAGCTCAAAGAACTCGAGCGAGATCGGCAGGCGCAGATTCAAGCTGTGAACACGGAACAGGTGCGGATGCAGGAAATCCTTACGAATCAGAATTCCGAGGCACTGCAAAGACATCTTGCCGTGGAACAGACCCTGGTGCTTGAGAAAATTCCTGAATGGTCGAACGCGGACTTACAAGCCGACGAACAACGTAAAGTGTTGGAGTACGGTAGGACGGTGGGGTATAGCGACGAAGAGTTGAATAATATTCTAGATCATAGAGCATTGATCACGTTGCGTAACGCCTGGAGATATGACGTACTCACGAACGGCGATAAGGTCCGAGCGGCCAAATCTAAAATCGGCAGCGCAAAAGCAGGGAACAAGGAGACTTCCCGGAGAGTGCGCTCTCGTAAGCAGAAAGCTATGAAGCAAAAGCTGAAAGCCACCGGAAAGGTGGAGGACGCTGCTGCATTGTTTGGTGAACTGCTTGCGGACTAACAAAAACGTGAATTATGGCAGTTATAACTAACACGTTTGAAACCTATGCAGCCAAAGGGATAAGAGAAGATCTCAGCGACTTAATTAGTGATATAAGTCCGACTTCTACTCCATTCCAGAGTAACATTGGCAGTCGTAGTGCGGATAACACATATTACGAGTGGCAAACGGATAGCCTTAGTTCTGCTTCCGCCACACCAGTAGTTGAAGGACAGGATCTGAGCAGCTATACGGCTGTTACCCCCACCGTGCGCTTGGGGAACTATTGTCAGATCAATATGCGCGATTTCATCATCTCTGGAACCGAACAGAAAGTTATCAAAGCTGGTCGTTCTTCGGAGGTGGGCTACCAAGCAGCTAAGGCAGCGAAAGAGCTAAAGCGTAATGTTGAAAAGGCTGCGTTGCTGAACGGAGTGGGTGCTGTTGTTGGTGCTACCGATACAGCAAGAGTTACGGCTGGATTCCCAGGCTGGCTGAAGACGAATGTTGTTGAAAACGCCGCGACCAAGCCCAGCTATTCGGGTTCGGTTCCGACAGGCGCGAGCGAGGTGTGGAAGTCTTTCGACATTCCCGTAGCGTTCACGGAAACAATGTTGAAAAGCGTCATGCAGTCGTGCTACGAGCAGGGTGGCGAGCCTACCGTACTAATGGTATCACCGTTCAACAAAACCGTTGTAAGTGGATTCAGCGGAATCGCTTCTAGCCGCTTCAATGTAGACGGTGCAGAGCCTTCCGTGATTATCGGTGCTGCTGACATTTATGTCAGTGATTTCGGTAATCTATCGGTTGTTCCTAACCGTTTCTTCACATCAGTGATCGATGAAGGTGCAGGATCGCTGATGAACAACTGGGCGTTCTTGATCGACCCAGATGAAATAAAGCTGGCTACGCTTCGTCCGTATAGCATCGAGGCACTTGCCAGGACGGGTGACGCCGACAAGAGAATGGCGCTCATCGAGTGGGGGCTTCAGGTTAACAACGAAGCCGCTCATGGTGTTATTGCTGGCATCACTTCGGCATAACTGAAAACCTAGTGGGGTGGGGGCTTCGGCCCCTGCCCTCTATGGTGCCATACCATGAAACAAGTGCTTGATTACGATCCAGTTACAAAAATCGTACAGCATTATCATCACGATGAGCTTACGGGTGATGTCGGTCTGGAAACCGTTCAGGACATTACGGCAATCGTGGAACACAATAAGTTCCTATACAATCAGTTCGATGAGAATGCCAGATGGACTGATCCGTTAAGGCCCTCTGTCGGACAGACTCTGTATGCGCGGCTTCCCAGTGTAATTCATGCCCAATTGTTGAAGATTACAAATGGTGGAAAAGACCAGAAAGCAATTAAGAAGTGGATGAACGATCCCGATAACAGGGTATTCAGAACGAGACCGGGAAGGATCTGATGGCTAATATTGGAACGTATGCACAGCTACAAACAGAGATTGCTAATTGGTTGGATCGCACAGATCTGACGGCTACGATTCCGACTTTCATCGAACTAGCGGAAGCGAACTTCAATCGCGTGATACGTCAGCCCGATATGATCGCGAAGGACGATTCCTTCTCTATCGCTGGGCGTTATACCACGCTCCCTACCGATACGTTGGAGATCGTCAGGATCGTGTTGGATCTGACGCCCGTGATTACGCTTGAATACATGACACCGGAGGAGTTGTCCGAAAGGCGCAGTTATCTGACGGGCACCGGAAGGCCGTACTATTTCACGATTATCGGTGGTTCTACCAACCAACTCGAGGTACTTAGATCACCCGATCAGACGTATACGGCGTCTATTATCTACTACACGCGCATCGCTGCACTGACGGATGCGGCTACGAGCAATTGGCTGCTGGCGTCGCACCCCGATATTTACTTGTTCGGTACGTTGGTCGAAGCAGAACCATATCTGAAGAATGATGATCGGATGCCAATGTGGACATCCAGACTCGACAAAGCACTATCTGACTTACGATTGCAGGGACAACGTGAGCGATACACAGGCTCATCACTCCGTATGCGATCCGTAGCTCTAGGATAAAATATGGCTGATACCGAAACCACCGCACTGAAACTGACGAAGCCCGAGGTCGGAGGTAGTACGGACACCTGGGGCACTAAGTTGAATGTTGATCTGGATTACCTGGATGCGGTGTTCACACGTTCTACTGCATCACTCACGCTTTTGGTCAACAATCAGGAAATCAACAGCGTAGAATCACCTGCGTATACACTCGACAAGATCAAGTTGGGCGATAACAGGGCATTGGAGTTCGGTGCTGCACCCGATTACTGGTTCATCTATGACAGCGGCAACACTCAATTTGAACTCAACTCCACGGACGTAGACGGTGCAGGAGCGGACGGCATCGTCTTTTCCGTTAATGACGGCACGGACGATGTGACGTTCACGGGCAACATCAGTGCTGCACAAGTAGATATTCTAGCAGAGGGCGATTTACGTCTACAAGATGCTTCTGGTGGTCAGTATGTGGGCTTCGATGCACCAGCTACGGTAAGCGGTTCATATACGTTGACCCTGCCTGCCGCTATCGGAGCGGTAGACCAAGTTCTGAGCATAAACAACACTGATGGTACTCTCCAGTGGGCCACACCCGAAGTTGGCGATATTACCAGTGTGGTAGCTGGCGCAGGAATGACGGGTGGTGGTACATCAGGTGCAGTTACGCTGAATGTCATTGGGACGGCAGATAAGATCACAGTGTCAGCCGACGCACTGACTATCGCATCGACTTATGTGGGTCAGACTTCGATTACCACACTGGGCACGATTGCGACAGGTACATGGGAGGGCACCACCGTAGCCGTCAACCAAGGTGGTACGGGTGCGGTCTCATTCACAGATGGTGGTGTGCTACTTGGTAGTGGTACGGGTGCGATCACCGCTACCTCAGTTCTGGGTGATGGTGAAATACTTATCGGTGATGCCAGTGGTGATCCAGCAACGCTGGATGTGGGTAGTTCCACGGCAATCACGATTTTAGGAACCGTGGCTACGGGTGTTTGGAATGGCACGGCGATTGCTAATGCGAATCTAGCCAACTCGACGGTCAGCTACGGTGGCATCAGCCTAGCGTTAGGAGCCTCAGATGCGACTCCTGCGTTCAATTTATCAGATGCCACCGCCTACACGGGCGATTCCAGTTTGGTGACTGTCGGTACGATAGCGAGCGGTACTTGGAATGGCACCGCTGTCGGTGTCGCATACGGTGGCACGGCGATCAGCAGCTACGCGGCTGGCGACATTCTGTATGCGAGCGGTTCGACCACACTCGCGAAACTCGCTAAAGGCTCCGATACAGAGGTTCTGACTCTCGCATCTGGTGTCCCTACCTGGGCAGCACCCACTACAGGTGACATCACGGGCGTAACTGCTGGCGCAGGAATGACGGGTGGTGGAGCGAGCGGTGATGTAACCCTGAATGTGATCGGGACCAGTGGGACAATCACGGTATCTGCTGATGCTGTAACCATTGCATCGGATTATGTAGGTCAGAGTACGATTACCACACTGGGCACTATCGGAACGGGTGTTTGGAATGGCGATGCGATAACTGGTGCCTACATAGACGCGACAAGTTCACCGTTAGCGAATACGAAAATCTGGATAGGTAGCGCATCAAATGTCGCTGCCGAGTTTGCACTCTCTGGTGATGCGACGATGGCTGCTAATGGCGCAGTAACTGTTTCGACTGCGGCGGCTTGTAGCGGAAACGCTGCTACTGCTACGCTGGCTTCTACGGTCACGGTCGCAGACTCGTCAGACACGACAGCATTTCCTGCGTTCTTCGATAGCGCGACGGGCAGTCTCGCAATTATGACCGACGCATCGAATCTCACTTACAACGCTTCTACGGGAGTGTTGACTGCGACGGGGTTTGCTGGACCGCTTACAGGTAATGTCACTGGTGACGCGAGTGGATCAGCGGCCACGGTCACAGGTGCTGCCCAGACCGCGATCACCAGTGTCGGAACGCTGACTTCTATCACGACGAGCGGCAACGCACAAGTTGACGGAGATTTGACTGTTGGTGATGGCGGCGAAGAAGATCAGAAAATCGTCTTGAATGGTGCCGCGCAGGATTATTATATCGGGCTGGATGACACCGACGATGATCTAAAAATAGGTCTTGGTTCAGCCGTTGGTACAACGCCAGCGATTGTGATAGCCGAAGACCTTAAAGTCGGCTTTGGTGCCAACATGAGTAAGGAAGTCAACTTCGCCAATGGCCCGAATGGCTTGGACAACGTGCTTCACTTCCAGGCTTCTACAGATACCAAGTGGGCCATCTTCGCATACGACAGGAGTGGTGGTGGGGCTGGGTACAGGAACCTAAGTTTCGGTGAGGCGAAGCTCTTTATCCAAGCATCGGACGGCTTTGTTGGGGTGAACGAAACTTCCCCAAGCTATCAGCTTGAAGTCGACGGCACCTGTCACGTTGCTGGAGAATTTACTGCCACCGCCAAGACCTTCAAAATCGACCATCCACTACCAGAAAAGAGCGAGACACATTCCCTCGTCCACTCATGTATTGAAGGCCCCAGAGCAGACCTAATATATCGGTCAACGATAGAATTGAGTTCTGGCTATGCTCAAGTCGATCTGGATGATGTGGCTGGTATGACTGAAGGAACCTTTGAGGCCCTGTGCCGTGATCCACAGTGCTGGATACAGAATGACAGCGGCTGGAGTTCGGTCAGGGGTGCCGTGGAGGGAAATACTCTGACGATTGAGTGTGAGTCGACTGATTCCGATGACACAGTAAGCTGGATGGTCGTAGCAGAACGGTGCGACCCAGACATAATGGAAATGGCACTAACTGACGATGGTGGCCGCCTAATTCTTGAACCGAGGAAATCCGATGGCTAATACATATTCCTGGGATTTTTCGGCACTCGACATTGAGTTAGGACCAGACGCGGAAAACCATACGGATATCGTTTACACGATCCATTGGCGGTACATCGCTGACGATGGCGAGGGCCATACAGCCTCATCTATCGACACATCTTCTGTGACATGGGAAGAGAACGACCCTTGGATTCCCTACGAGGATATTATTAAATCAGATGTCGAGGGCTGGGTGGTAGACCAGATAGGTGTTTCTGAACTCGCGGAAATGAAGTTGCGATTAGACGCGAATATAGAAGAGCAAGTTTCTCCAACACGCCAAACGAACCGTGAGATGCCCTGGAATAATGGAGCCTAGCACATTGACCACGTTGTTAGCGTTTCTGGCTGCTCCGCTCGCTGCTGGTGCAGCATACGGTGCTTCGATGAGTGGCGTGAAATCAGGACTTAATGGTGCCCGTGAGAGTATCCAATCAATAGAGAGAATCTGTAACCGTTTAGACGAGAAGGTAGGAAAACATGGCGAAAGAATCACGGCCTTGGAAGTCGAAACAATCAACCTCAAAGAAAGAGCAGCAGATGACTGAAGTATCGAGTAGTCCGGTAGTGGAAGGTCAGGAAATCATCAATCCGAAAGTCGAGGTACCGAGAGTCGAGGTACCGGAAGGGAACGGAGCCATTCCAGACGAGGGTGAGATTTTCAGGATGCAGGTAGACCAAGCACAAATGCTTGCTCAAGCGTTTGCGGAATTAAAACAGTGCCAAGAACGTGTACAACAGATCTTGATAGCTATGGGACTCAGTGGTATGGACATCGTGAGCGGCAATCTGGAAGCAGAGAACCCTCATTTGATCGTCAAGAAAGCCAACAACATCGTCACATAGTCTATGCCTGCTCCGCAGTATCTCCCCCTTGAATTTCAGCCAGGACTGTGGAAAAACGGCACACTCTATCAGGCTAGAGGTCGCTGGTTCGATGCAGATCTCATGCGTTGGTCTGTCGGTGGGCTTGGACCTGTCGGCGGTTGGCGTACATGGGGGTTTGCGACCTATCCGGTTACGGGTGTGCCACGCACATCGCTGACATGGATGGACAACAGATTCCGTAGATGGATGGCGGCTTCTAGTGCGTCCAAGCTCTACGTTTATGATGATGCGGCAGGGTTATTCGATATAACCCCAACAGGTTTTGTGTCTGGACGAACCGACGCCGATCCTAATACTGGATTCGGTAACTCCACGTACGGGCACTCGTCATACGGCGATTCGCGTCCAGATTTGGGTACTCCCGTACCAGCATCTATCTGGTCTTTGGATCTATGGGGCGAGGACTTGGTCGGTGTGATGCCCGAAGACGGTAAAATCTATCAATGGGTGCTAGATGCTGGGACACCAACGGATACCATAGCAGCGCGTGTTTCGGGTTCACCACAGCTTGCGATTGCCAATGTCGTGACAAGCGAGCGCATTCATATGGTGTTCGGCGGTACCCTGATAGCGACTCCTGCCGAGACGGACAGAGACAGGCGCAGAATATTCTGGTCTGATTCCGAGGATAACACCGATTGGGTGGCAACTACCACGAATCTCGCTGGCGACCAGATTCTCGAAACCAAAGGTGATCTGTTGGGTGGCGTGAAAGTGCGTGGTCAAGTCCTGATATTCACGACCGATGACGCACATACGGCCACATTCGTCGGGTTACCGTATGGTTATCAGTTCGATAGGGTTGGTGACAACTGCGGACCTGTCAGCATCAACGCCGTTGCCGTTGCCGGGAACACGGCGTACTGGATGGGTAGGAGCGCACAGGGCTTCTTCAAGTACGATGGATATGTGTCCGTTATACCGTGTGATGTCGAGGATTTCATCGTCACCCAGATGAATGAATCCCAAGCATCGAAGGTCGTAGCTTGGCATAACACGTTATTCCATGAGATCGTGTGGTTCTACCCGGAAGGCATAGAAAACGACTCTTATGTGAGTTACAACTATCTGGAAAATCATTGGTCTGTCGGTAATCTGGCCCGTACATCGACCACATCGCGTGGCATATTCCAGCTACCGATTCTGTTCGATCCAGATGGCAACCCGTATGAGCATGAAGTCGGTGGCACTTACGCAGATGTAGATACGATAGTTCGCTCACCCGAGACTCTTGTTACTTACAAGACAGGATTGATTCCTTACGTCGAATCGGGACCAATTCAACTCGGTGACGGCGACAGAATCCTGTCTGCTACGCATTTGATCCCCGATATAACCGCTTTAGGCGATATTACGACTACATTCTATACGAGACTTTATCCAACTGATAGCGATACCACGCATGGGCCATACGATATGGCAGCACCCACATCCGTTCGCTTTACGGGACGCACGGTGCGAATGAAGTGTATATCGGAATCGGCTAATTCGTGGCGTTTGGGTGTACCACGGCTGGAGCTACAACCTGGAGGTAGGCGATGACTATATCGGCTCCATCAAAGGTTATGCGTCTGCGTCTTGGTTCGCCACCACGGAAATACGACAAACAGTTTGCGACTTATGTGCCGGATATGAAGATTTGGTTGCAATACGAAGTCAGTCGTACAGTGGATCTCGAGGCAGCGGATAGGAGCAATTTCAAGCATTTCGAGGACATAGATCTGGGTAATAAAGAACGATTGGTATTATATAGCGCAGATGGTAGTCGTTTCAGTCTTACGGTCACCGATGCGGGTGTTTTGGGGACTACGGAGTTATGATAGGCATGAGCGATGAGCGTTTCGAGCATTTGTGGGAGAAAAGCAAGCCTTATATGGTCACTGCGTTGAAAAAAAGTGGCGACGAATATGGCATAGACGATTTATTGCAGCAGATAAAAGATGAACGTGCGATTTTCTATCCCGTGCAGAACGGAGCAGCCGTATTCAGGGTCGCCGAGTATCCGAAAAGACGTAGGCTTCTACTTTGGTTGATCGGCGGCGAAGTGGGTGAGGGATACGCCAAACTCGATCCGGTGATGGAGGCCGCTGAATTGTTGGCTGAACAATATGGGTGTGATGGCATTGAATGTACTGGACGCAAGGTGTACGAGAGGGTACTCAAGCCTTTTGGCTACGAGCGCAAAGGTGTCGTATTAAAAAAAGAGCTAGGAGGCCAAAGTGTGTAATGGTACAACCGACCTAGAAAAGATGCAGTTGACGCAGAAAGAGGTGCCAGATCCTGCTACTCAGCGTCGGCAGCAGCACCTATTTAGTCAGGCAGAACAGTACGCCGGGGGTTTATCGCCGTTTCAGCAGGAATACGGTTATGGTCAACAGATGGCCCCTGGCCTTGGTGGTATGTCGCAAACAGGCCAGCAATATCTCACCGATAGAATACTTGGTAAGGGCGCGTACAGGGTACAGAATCTAGGATTCCAGGGCTATCAGCGTCCCGAAGATGCGCCCGTGGGTGGATACCAGTATGGACCGTCTGGCTATTACGCAGGCGAACAATTCAAAGCTCCGACTGATCCAAATTACGTCTTCAAATTAGGTGCTGGGCAAGAACAGGCGTGGCAGAGAGCGTACCAAGATCCTAGCACTTGGTACAATTATATGTCTGCTGAATTGGGTGATGCATTTCAGCCTACGGACGATCAGGGCCAAGTGCTTTCAGCAGATGAGTGGGCCGCCCTGCCTGATGCCGAAAGACAGGCGATATTTGCCTCACAAGGTACTCCGGAGAAGTGGGGTAATCCTTGGGCGAATTTAGCTCCGACAGGATGGGATGTAGTGGCGTCGGGTTCGGCACCAGCTTCATACGGTAACGTGAGCGCAGAAGAGTGGGCACAAAGGATGGGGGGATCAGTCTCAGGATCAGTCCCAGGATCAGTCTTAGGTGGAACACGGGGGACACGGACAGGAACTGGCGGTGCGGTTGGTGCCCTCGGTCAGCCAGGGCAGTCACGAATACCACCAGACTTATATCCAGGACAGCCAGGGTATCTTGAGCAGGCTAAGAATGCTGATGGCACCCTACAGTTCGATGCCAATAATGAGCCTGTTATGGTTCGCCAACGCACGGATTGGTCTCCGTGGATGGGCGAAACGTGGGAAGAGGGTGCGCCTTCAGGGATGGCTGGTGTAAATCAGCCTGGATACGAACTCAATATCTGGGACACACCAGATTTACCGTTCGGTGCCCAGAATCTGCCCACTGGGCCGACTCAGGGTGTTCCTGCATCTGCCGCTGAATATGCAGCGCGAACGGGTGGTCTACGAGGTGGTGGTCTGCTTCAGACCGATCTTACCCGTCCGACATCAGGTGTCGGTATAGGCGAGATCGAGGACGCACGAACCGCGACACGCAGACTGCTGCTTGAGCAAGGAAGAACAGGCGATCCTGCTTATCAGACGCGTCTTGCCATCGATCAGTTCTTGCCTGGACAGGTGGCTGTGCCTGGACAGGCGGCTGTGCCTCCTGGCTGGCTAGGCACTGAGGCCTCTGGCTACAGACAGTTCATGGACGTTCCTACAGGAGGTACTGCTCCAGGGGCTTGGGAGGGTGGAGATAAGGCAAGCGGCGTAGGTGATTTATTGACTGCCACTTCTCCTTGGGAGGAATTGGGTGTTCCAGGGACGGGGGTCGCGCCTGATGAAACATATATCTCCACATTGGGGTCATCAGGAGTACCAGCCGCTGATTTGATTCGTGGCCTCCCAGGATCGCGAGAGTTCGGTGTAGAGGCACCAACGGCAACGGATCTTCTGGGTATACCAGACATTGAAGCACAAGAAATTGCGGATGTTGGTGAAGGATATACTGGAGATGCCGTAACTGCTGGTGCGCTTACTGGTACCGAGCCAAATGTCAGGGTCGATCCTATTACTGGTGCGGTTACACAAGACGTACTTGGCGTAGCTCCGACACCAATCGCGGCTCCTGGCGAAGTGACGGTCGATCCCGTTACCGGACAAGTTACTCAAGCAGTTGCTGGAGTTACCCCGGATGTTATCGCTGGCCCCGGTGGTGTTACCGTAGATCCTATCACGGGCCAAACGACTCAAGCAGTTGCTGATGTAGATCCTACCGCATTTACGGGTGCATCGTTCTTGGGTGGAGATTTAGGTGCCTACATGGATGTAGGTGGCGTGGGTGCCCAGGTTACAGCCGCCCAGCAGTCTTATGAGCAAGCTCAGAATGTAGAGCAGGCGCGTCGCGCCCAATCACTCGCCTGGGGTACGA